ATAGTGGTTCACCGCATAACCCTCTGGGATAGACCCGTTTGAGTTAAGTGCGTTGATATCATTATCTGCTGTACCAACACGCAGAGTTGTTTCCAACAAGCGAGTTGCAACAAACATCAATGCTGGTGGAATGATCAACTTGCGAGGGCGAGCAGCAATCAACAAACCACGTTCATCAGTGTACGCGGCGATATCAATAACAGCTTGCTCAAGTGAAGTTTCATTCAAGTCAGCATCAGTTGCAGGGCGGTTAGCGTTAGTGGTGCCCTCAACGGTTGGGTGCGCTGTGCTAAACAAAGTAACGCCATCACCTGAATTAAAGGTGGTGAAGCCTGTGTTCAACAAAGAAGCAGCCTTTGTTTGCTTTGTGTATGCCATACCGCGAGCAAGAGCTTTGGTATAACGAGCAGAAAGCGAATCATACAGATTGTCTTCCATAGCCTCTTCTGTAATAGAAAAGCCCATTGCGACTGTCTCATGATTGTAACGCGCAGTGAATGATTCCTGTGCGTTGTCATAAGAAATTGAAGCACCTTCTGCTTTCACAGGGGCGGCTCCAAAACCTGATAATTTAACTTCCTCTTCAAAGCTACGCTCTGAAGTTTCAGTTTCATAGATCTCAGCATGTTCGTCTTCGTACTTGCCGTACTCCAAACCAAACAATGCATTCAGACCCGGTAATAGCTCTTTAAGGAGCTGGGCGCGTGAAATAGCCATGATTTAACCTCCTTATAAGCCTACGTTATTGGTCATCTGGTGAGCGCCCGGATTGAACTTTACAAGTACATCTGGGAACGCATCAGCAGCATCTGACACATGTGAAACAATACGAAACGCCGCTGCGGCAGTCTTCACCGTAGCGTCCAATGCAGATGTAGAGTTACCTGTCGTGGTATTACCAGTTGAGGTAGACTGCGCTGTTGCAAAGAATGTGTTTGTACCGATGATTGTTTGTGCTCCTGTACCATCAAGCTGGGCTTGGAATAGTACGTTTGGATCGTCAACAACATATGCCTTAATAGCATCACCGTTGGAAGTTCCAGTTGGGTAATGCTGCGCTTGGACCGTTTGGCCTGAAGAATTTACATACTCACAACCAACGAAAACGCCAATAGCGCCAACGCCTGTTGTTCCTGAGATGCTGTTAGATGTCAGGTCTGCACCTGAACCAGTTGCGAGTGCGATGTAACCATCAGCCCCAATGATAACAACTTGCCCGTAAAACAGGTTTGTTGCTTCTCCAGCGGGGTCAATGAGATACTGATTAGTCGCACCAGCATACGGCATTCCGTCTGCGCGACGCACAGGTTTTAAGCCGTAGGGAGCTGCTGTAGTAGCCATTTTCTCATACTCCTAGAGTTTAAGTTACGACAAGCTCCCCAAAAGGGTTACTTGCCAAATGAAGATCGTGTACTCCGCTCTGGATTTAGAACGGGCATACGAGGGTCTGATTGTTTTAGATACGAGTTATCAACAGCATCCATTTGGCTTTGAGCCGCCTGTAGCTGTGCTTCAACCCTAGCCTCGACCTGTTCAGTAGCAAGTTGACATAACAGTAAACCCCCTACCTCAATACCGTCTTGGAATCTTGAATCTATATCAGACACAATGTGAAGGTCTGGATGATCCTCCTTACGAACTGGCGTCCATCCCTCACGAAATCTGGAAGAGACGTTAGTGTTATCCGTGTTTCCCAATGTAGATGTGCGGATCCAACGGAAGGTAATACCATCGCGTGGCTCTGGGGAAGGTAACATTGTCGGTCTAGTCCATGACGCTTTACGTTTGACCGCATCACGGGTCTCTGTTGTGCGTGGAGATCTGTTCGTCATTTAGATTGATCCTTCATTAATTGCGCCGCATATTGCTCATTTGAGAGTCCAAGCCGCTTGGCGAGAGAGGCTTGCGTTGAGGTAAGTCGCACTGTGCGTGATTTTTTCGTCGTTCTCGACGGTGCAGCAACCACGGGGCCACCTTGACGTTGGGGTGCTTGTACCTCTACTTGCCCATCGTCAAACTTATCTGGAAAGACCTGTCTCATGGCCTTGTCAATTTCTGTATAATACTGATCTGTATTTGGATCAATCCCTGATTGTACAAGCTTTTGATGCACACCATAGGCATAGCCTGTCATTTCAGGAGTTTCAGGATTCTCAAACCAAGTATTTTTCTTACCCCACTCTAAAGCGCGTGGATCAACTTGCGGCTTAGCGGGTGCCTGTTGTTGATATTGAGGCTGAGGCTGAGGCGCAGGTCTCTTCTGAGGTTTGTAGTTGGCTATCTTGTCTGCTTCTATTCTCAGAGAAGTGACCTTATCATTAGCCTCAAGGATTAAATCAGAATCCCCAGCGTCAATAGCCTCTTTATATGCTAACTTTGCGCGATCTAACTCAGCTTGAACACGACCTTTGGCTTGAGTAACAAGAGTTTCCTCTCCCTGTTCAAGAGTTTTTCTAAGACGCTCATTCTCAGCCTTAATAGACTCAGCATACTTTAGAGCTTCTTCGCGAAGTCTAATAGCTTCCTCTTTATTTCTACGCTGCTCATTGGCCTCATAAGTCATTTTCTTGAAACGCTTTTGAACACCCTCAGAATACTTATCTAACTCATCATCGTTAAAAGTTTCAGGAGCAGCATCTTCAGATTTACGGGGCCTACCACGATCCTCTTCTGGGGTATCGTCTACAATTTCAATTTCAAACTTATCATCAGACACAACATCTTGTGTATCAGGTGATTCGTTTCCAACATCTTCCATCATTTCAGGTTCTGAAGCTAAGTTACTCATGCCCGTGTATACCCCCTTGGATCGTCAACAACGGCCTCAACAGTGTCATCATTCACTAATCGAAACTCTTTGCCATGTATTTTGAATCTGGTTCCTGAGTAGGATCTAAAGATTACAAAGTCACCCTCTTTGCAGTAGGCTCCATTTGGGAATCTTTCCTTATCAGAATATGCATCTGGCCCAGTCTTTATAACAAAACCAATAATAGATGCTGTTTCTTCTGCTTGTCTGAGGCCATCTGGCATATAGACGCCACCCTCAGTCTTCTCATTAACCTCAACAGTGCTAATAAGAACCTTGTAGCCTTTAGGTTCAGGTAACTGAGTCGCTACTTTTTCCTCAGTTATTTTAGTGTCTGCATACATTTTATATACCTTGCAGTGATTAGGTTCACAGAAACCGTGCGCGGATTACCCCACGAAGCCCCCATATGTAGAAATAGTTCAATTGAACTTATTGTTCAATAAATCTTTTGTCCATTTCCTGTAAATCAGCTTCAAGTAACTTTAAAGCCTCATATCTCCCAACAAGTCTGTTGTAGTCTTCCATAGTTTGCGCTTGGCCCCCAGCCAAGAACTGTTCTATTTCAACTTTATAATCGGAGATACTACGCTGCATGAGCGCAATAACTGTATCATCCATCTCCCTTACCTAGCTCCTTTGCTAATTCAACACCAAGTTTCGCCCCAGCTTGCTGGTCTGCTCGCTGAGAGTTATCAAGATCGGTAGCCAGCTTAACCCCTAGCTTGGCACCCTCTCTTTGATTAGTGGCTTTTATCTTTTCAGCTTCAAGCTGAAGTTTAGCCGTGTCTAGTTGCATCTTATGCTGAAGCTCTTGAGCTTTTAACTGAAGCTCTTGCTGCTGCATCTGAACCACAGGATCTTGCTGTTGGGCTTGAGCTTGCTCTTGGGCGGCTTCCGCTTGATCCTTCTTCAGAAGTTTCTCTGCTGCATCCTTAGCCAACCTAGAGATCTCAACCTCTACATCTTCAGGAAGGTTCTGGTCTTCACTTGGCAATTCAACACCAAGCATTTTCTCCATTTCCCTACGATACTGGAACGCAACATGCTCTGTAATATGAGCCGCCATTGATTGCTGTATCACTTGAGCAAATGGAGACTGTCCTATCATCTGAGCCAGCTTAGGATCTTGGGCAGCAGACATATGAACAGCTAAGTGAGCTTCATGATCCTGATATTTAAATGCCTTAACTGGCTCTTGCTTCAAGATCATCATGTTCTCAGTTACGGGGTCAGCAGGCTTGATATCATCAGGAAGCTTAATAAGATCATCAGCATCTTGAATACCAAGAACCTCAAGCATCTGTCTGTGCAACTTGCCCATGTCATACAACTGAGGAGCTTGCTGAGCTAGCTGCAATGCAGCTTGATACTGCATGATCCTTTGAGACATCGTGGCAGCATTAGGATCTGAGACTGGTATGACATCTATGCGCTTATCAAAGTCATCTGTCCTACTGAAGTCTCCATCAACTTCATAGGCATACTCTTCTGGCATATAGTCATGAACAATCTTAGCAAGAAGTCGTAACTCTTTTTTCATAGCTGCATGAAGGCGAGCCTGTACACCAGACATTACCTTCATTGAACGCTCCATGAGGGCAAGAGTTGTGCCCACGGGTGCCTGTGCGTTAGTATCTCCTACTTGGATGTCTGCGACTGAGCCAATGCGGCGTCCCTCTTCGACAATATTTCCAAGTAAAGAGTACAGTACGCTTGATGGCTCTTTGTAAGGGATAAACGTAATCGAGTCACGGATGGCACCGCCCGGTACGTCCACATCCCTAAATTCACCCGGCATAAGAGGAGTGTCATCCCCCTTAATACGAAGACCGCGAGCTTTAAGACCCGCTGGCAAATTCGACAGTGTGCCAGCATCAACCAACTGACGAAGGATGGATGTAGCCGACTTAGCAAGTCCACCAATAAGGTGTATAAGACCCGTTCCATAGAAACCCAAACCCGGTAGATAGCGGTAGTGAACAAAGTGTAAACGTTTCTTTTTCCTCTGATCATCCTCGTACCAGTTCTTTCTTATGGATAAAATTTCTCTTGATGACTTATCAATCGTCACAACATATGGACGAGCAATACCATCTGGGTCATCAAACTCATCTGGCATGTTAATCGTTACATGCATTTCAAGTATTGTGTGGCGGTCATCGTCTTCAATTACCGCGCTTTCCCCATCTAACTCATCGTATTTCTCTTGGATATCAGAGAAGTCTGGAGATGGCGCAGGTAACTCTACGTCACGATAGAAGCCAGCAACTTGAAGTTCTCTTATTTCGTTTTCGCTTTTCTTCATGACATGCGTGTATCGCGGGCATGTCATTAAGTCTGTTGCTCCATAAGATACAACAAACTCTTCAGATGGAACGAACACAGCGCAGGGCCTGTCCATTAAAGGGTCATAGTAAACTTTTTTAAACGCAGACCCAGCTAGAGGAAGCTTGAAAAGCATTTGCTCTAGTTCGTCACGATATTCTGTCATCTCTTCTGTAAGAAGATAGTTCATTTCGTTTTGAACACGATCAGCTTGATCTGCTTTCTCTGGGGTCATCTTCCCCATAATCTTTGATCTAACAGGACCACCAGCAGGGAAAAGCTCTCCCATTGCTTGAGCTTGGAACCTAACGACAGATTCTGTAAGCACAGGGTGGAATACACCAGACGCACCAGCCCAAGGCTGCTGTCTGTCTTCAATCTTCATGCCAAGTAGATCTAAACCTTTTACATAAGCCCTAGCCCAGTCAGAGCGTGACTCACGGTCAGACTCAAAATCACTAACAAGCTCAGATGCCATAGATTCAAGTTCTGACTCCTCTATGAACTCAGCCAAGTTTGAGTCATGATCTGGACCCATCAGATTTTCAGCAAGGCTACCTTCAAAGTCAATGATAACACCACCGTCATCTGTTTCCATGGAAATGGAATCTGGATTTACAATCTCAACAGTAAGCTCTTCTTCAGATGGATTCTCTTCAATCTCTACATCAGAAGGAACCATTGGTTTTTCTATAGCCATGAATCACCTTCAGCTTGTGTAAGTGGACATTATCAAAATATTATTGTGCGGTCTAGTGTCGAGGTGGGCAACTTGGGGGAAGCCACCACACCCCGACTAGGGCACTGGGAGATGCACCCATAATCATCCTTTAACTTAGACAGGCTGTTGAAACAAATATTATATTACTGTATTAAAAAATCATGGATAACATGTTGATTTGGAACATCGTATTAACTTTTGTGGTTCTACCCATAGGGTGGTGGGCCAATCAAATCGCATCTGAAGTAAAGCGCCTCAATATTCTTTTGAACATGACAAGAGAGAATTATATAAAGAGGGAAGATCACGCG